ACACATGAAGAAGCACGGTTACGAGACTCCGTGCAAGTTCTTAAGGATTTGATCGACCAACACGAAAAGAAGAATGATTGAAGACATACACTGTCGCATGGGCGAGGGTGCAGGAGACATCATCGGTCAAATAAACACTGCGCATGCTTGGGCAGCGGAGCATCAAAGACCAGTGCGCCTGAATATTCATTGGGGTCCCCAATGGGAAGGCGACTACAAAGTTGTAGAGACTGACACCGAATCCATTGTGGACAGATATAGGCACGTGCACGAGTACACTTGGCAAAATCAAATGGTCTGCCTTGAGCATGTATTCAAATCTGATATGTTTTCTTTTCTGGAATATCTTTTTGATGAACCCGATAATGAGTTGAGGAGAAGAAATCGAACTAAACGCTGGCACTTTGAAAGCGGATCTCCTTCTGGTGAACTGCATGGTGCGACTGTCGATGAACCAACAGATCTTCCATATCAACCATTGGGAGGTCCCGAGTGGAGATGGCAACAAGAACCCATGTTAGGGGATACGATAGTTTTCTGGAACTATATTGACAACGCAAATGACGTCAAGGAGCACAAAGCATATCCCTTTGATGCAAGTTTGTGGAGAGCAATAGATCTTTCTCTGCACCTAATGTTTCCAAAACATAAAATTATAAGAGTGTCTTATAGAGATGACTTCAGATACGTGCACGACATGATAGCAAATTGTGCTTTTTGTATTGGATATGATGGTATGTGGCATACTGTTGCTAGAAACTTCGGTAAACTTTTTATCACCGCAACTGACGACTTTGGCATATCACACAAAGCAACGAACCCATTGGCGCCCATATTCAAGATGCCTCAACAGTTTTTTGACTTCTTGCGTAACTGTGCATACACTGAAGGTTTCTTAGAAAGAGAACAAGAAATTGCAATGAACTACCATGCGAAAAAGATTGGTATGATTATACCACATAGGGAGTATCATACGTTGGAGAATATCGTTGCAGTTTGAGATGTTAAAGGATAACATTGGAGTTTGGCATGAATGCATGCCACGCTGGTGGTGCGAAGATCTTATTGAGTGCTTTGATAAAAAGACTGTTGAGGTTCAAGAAGCAAATCCAGGATACGACGAAAACGATGATATAGATTTTTATATGTTTCGGAACAATGAGAAACGTGAAGATGTGTCAACAGTCCTCGAGAGGTATGGTAGATTCGATGAGTACAGCGAACCATTAAAACGACAACTAGAAATTTGCCTCAATGATTATTGGGGACACGTTGTAGCACCGTTCAATGAAAGTGAACAGACCAGTCCTTGGGGTAAATGCTTAGAAGAAGTAGAGTGTAAGATACAACGCACTCCACCAGGAGGTGGATTCTGTCAGTGGCATTATGAACAGGGCAATGATTATCATTGCTCTAGAAGATTCGGTGTATGGATGATATATCTAAATGATGTGAACAAAGGTGGTAAGACAGATTTTCCGAATCAAGGATTGTCAGTAAAACCAGAAGCAGGAAAGATGGTTATTTGGCCAGCAGCATACACGCATACACACAGATCTGCCCCTGACTTGGAAGAATGGAAGTATATAGTCACTGGATGGTTTGTGTATAAGGATCCAGACGATCCAAGAAATAATAGAAAATATGAACCAAGTAGAATTAGAAAGAGTAGTCCTTGAGGTAATCGGTGGGTGTAATTACACCTGTCAGATGTGCCCACAAACAAATCCTGGTCGAGGAAAAAACTGGACTAGGAAGATGCCGCTCAAGCAATTTAAGAGCATCCTTGATCAGATTGTCCCGAAGTACGGGACTCCTCAAATTAATCTAGAGGGTTCAGGCGAACCCACGCTCGCGAAAGACCTGCACAAATATGTGCGTGAGGTAAAGAAGCGAGGACTCAAGTGTTACATGTACACTAACGGATTCAATCTTCGCGGCGACTATATGAAGCGTGTCGTCGATGAAGGAATAGATTTCATTCGGTGCTCTGTAATTGGTTTTGATCAAACTACATATGCAAAGTGGATGAATACGGATAGTTTTTTTCATATCCGTCACAACTTAGGTGAACTACAAAATTACAAGTGTATGACTAATGCACCTGTTGAGTTGAGCACCTATCACTTAATCACTGACAATAACCAGATTCCATACGAGGTATCAGAATATAGGCAAAACTTTATCGAGCATGTTCAGTCTAAGGCATACATATGGAAAATGCACAACTGGTCGGGTAATTATGACCCGAACGGTAACATGCGGATAGGCACAGAAAGAAAGACTTGCGGTAGACCCTTCGGTCCGGAGATTACGATCCGTGCTGGTGGCAATGGCAAAACTGGAGCCATGACACCTTGTTGTCAAACCCTTGGTCCCCCGAACGAGGCGAAGTCTGTCCTCGGTCACTTTGAGGATCAAACTTTTGAGGAAATCTTTTGGGGGGAAAAATATGAAGAACTCCGAAAGGCGCATCAAGAGGAAAGGTTCGACGACATTGAATACTGTAAGAACTGTGACTTCTTGTACGATGACCCCGAGGTGTTAGTTTGGAGTAACGATCCAACGGCAAGGACAAAGCACATGTTAGGCACCAAGTTCTCACTCAACGACAACATTATAGGGAGAGCACATGCTTGAACGCGAAAGAAAATATTGTAAGACCATGGGAAGCAGATAAGACCGTATACCTATGGCATCCTCCTAAGACTGGAGGCAGTAGTATTTGGTATAACTTAAAGCGAGTTAGCCGACTCAACGGGCACGCATACTGGTATAGGATACCTGATCACAGGGTGATAACAACAGAATCCAGCGATTTTCATAAATGGATGCTGGGAGAACCAACTTGGTGTAAGCACCTATCCGTATTGAAAACAACTATTCCCGCCTACGTTCCTTCTATTTTGGCGATAAGAGATCCATACTCTAGATGCATGTCTATGTATTCTTATTTTCAGAAACATCAGTTGAAGAAGAGCGGTAGATCATTGGACGGATTCCCTGAGTGGTTTAAAAAATATGTAGATTACAAAGAAAAATGGTTTCCATGGAGACCTTGTGCTGTTTGGAAGAATCACCTAACTGGTCCAGTTGCGATACTTAGATACGAATATCTTCGCGAAGATTTTAGAGAGATTACTGGGCACGAATGGAGTGATGAATACGTTTTTAATGCCACCAAAAAGTGGACTAGAGAAGATGCTTTATATGTTTATTCACAGAGGGATGTGGATAACATAAACAGAGTATTTGCTGAGGACTTTGAGATGTTTGGTTATGAAAAAGTTTAATGAAAACTTAATCTAAACACCTCGCCTCCATGAGTAAATACTATTGAGGTAATGTTGCCTCGACACAAGGAGTAATGTATGGAAGCGTTGACGTTATGGTCTCTGGTTGGATTTCTTCTTGCCAGTTACGCAGTTATCGCAAACGACTCTGTGCAAACTCTTGGAACTTGGATGGCATCGAACAACGAGCGATTCAAGTGGTACACAATGTGGTTCGCCGCATCAGGTGTTCTCCTGTGTGCAGTCTGGTATGGTTGGTATGTCTACGGCGACATATCCTATGGCAGACTCGACAGGATACCATTCCAAGAGGTTCAGTGGTATCACGCACTGGCTCCTGCTATCCTTCTAACTCTCACTGCAATCGGTATACCAGTCAGCACTAGTTTCCTAGTACTGTCTGCCTTCGCAAGTACCTTCGTGCTTGAGAAGATGCTGATGAAGAGTGTGATGGGATATGCAGTTGCTGCCATTGCCGCATACGCTATCTGGTTCGGTGTATCCAAACTAATGGATGAGTCCAAACCTGTAGCACCAGAACACAGAAGGTTCTGGCGTGTGGCACAATGGACGACAACTGGGTTCCTTTGGTGGACTTGGTTATCACACGATATGGCAAATATCGCAGTGTTTTTACCCCGTGTGCTTACAGTAGACTTGATGGTACTAATCAGCGTAATCTTCGTCGCTGGGTTAGGTTTCATGTTCTATCAAAGAGGTGGGAAGATTCAAAATATTGTTATTGAAAAGCACAGCACAAAATACATCCGATCCGCAACTATCATTGATTTCTGTTACTGGATTATTCTCTACATTTTCAAAGAGATGAACAATATCCCAATGTCAACGACTTGGGTGTTTGTTGGTCTGCTTGCTGGTCGTGAGTTGGCAGTCGCCTCTTTCACCGACAAGAGAAATATGAAGATGGTATTTCCTATGGTAACAAAAGATTTCATGAAGATGATGGTCGGTCTACTAGCATCTGTTGGTGTAGTGGTCGCAGTCCACTCACTACAATAAGGAGTACTGTATGAAAGCATTGGTCACAATACTCATGCTTTCGTTATGTTCCGTGGCGGTCGCCGCACCGTCTGAGCACAACTATAAAGCAAAACAAAATGATTGGGAATACACTTATCGCCATCGAGAGGGTGCTTGGCACGTTGAGGTCGGTAATAAGGTTGG